AAAACCGATGTGTAGAGTTCCATTCTCATAGCCGACGCTTGCGAGATTGCTCGACGAAACAGGTTGCATTACCATTCTTTCTCACCTCCTTTGGTGAGAATTATAACACACAAAAAGAAATAAAACAATGATAAGGAGGTAAGGATATGACTCAGCTCGAATTTGAGACCGCAGAGAGAAATCTGAGCGAGCAGCTGCAACTACTCGCCCAGAAGTCGAAAGAGGGGGGTGTGACTATATGGTGTTAGGTAAAATCTGCTTCGCTATTAACACTGTATGTTTGGTTTTTCAAATTATCCTTGTACTGCGTGCAACTGCGAAAAAAAGAGAGAATCGCAAGAACACCGACTATAATTCCAATAATCCGATCGACTTTATCAGCCGAATTCCAGAAAGCCGTTCGTTTCTTGTGATGCTTGCTGTTTGGGTGATCGTGGTTTGCGTTGTCATCATCACCACTGCATGATTCCTCTTGAGTCTTTGAAGCAGGTGCCTGTTGGATGCGGGAATCTTCGATGTTCAGCGCTGCGTTTGGTTCCGATAAAAACGGAATAGCAAGTGCTGTCATCTTCTTTAAAAAATCTTCTGCTTCTGCTTCTGTGAGACTTGAAGAAGAAATTGAAATGTAGCACTGATATGGAGTCTTATACAGAATGCTTTTGGTATCAAGATAAAGGTACGCGGACTCTTCGAGTGCGTTGGTACACAGGAGAGTTATAGACTTAAAAGGCGCACTGTCTGAAAAGTATTTCTTAAATTCCTCTAAAGTGTACCTTGTCTCATCGCTTATGTCACGACAGACAACTACGGTAGTTCGATAATTCTCCGATGCCGGAATCAGTGCGGTGTACTCATTTTCAATAGTCTTAAAAAGCTCAAGCAATGAAAATTTTTCGATTCTCCAGGAAGCAGATGCCGGGAGAGTAACATTCGTTGTTTTAGAAACTTGCATGACACACCTCAACATTTTTTGTTTTTAGTATATAAATTTCAAGACTAAAAGTCAATATAAAGGAGCTACACAATGAACAACATATCAACCTTTAACAACCCTGCATTCGGCAGTGTGAGAGCTGTCAGTGTGAACGACGAACCGTATTTTGTCGGCAAAGATGTTGCCGAGATACTCGGATATGAAAGACCGACAGACGCAGTGAGAAAGCGCGTTGACCCCGACGATAGAGGGGTCGCCAAAATGGAGACCCCCTCCGGAGCGCAGGAGATGACCATCATCAACGAGTCAGGTCTTTACAGCCTTATCCTCTCAAGCAAACTCCCGAAAGCCAAAGAGTTCAAGCGCTGGGTAACGGCGGAAGTGCTTCCGGCAATCCGCAAAACGGGCGGCTATGTCAACGACACGGCACAGTTCGTCGAAAGCTATTTCGGACAGCTCGAACCGAATCAGAAACACGCGCTGACGATGATGTTTGACGAGAGCAAAAGAATGAGCGCACAGCTCAAGGAGCAAGCCCCGAAAGTCCTTTTCGCGAACGCTGTAGAGACGGCACATAACTCGATTCTTATCGGCGACCTTGCGAAAATCATAAGGCAGAACGGCGTTGACATCGGTCAGAAGAGACTTTTCGAGTGGTTGCGTCAGAACGGATATCTCATCAAAGACGGTCAGAGCAAGAACATGCCGACTCAGAAAGCGATGGAAATGAGCCTCTTCGAGGTCAAAGAGAGCACGATAAACAACCCTGACGGCTCGGTGAGAGTCACCCGAACGACAAAGGTCACAGGCAAAGGCCAGACCTATTTTGTCAAAAAATTTCTGTCATGAGGAGGTAAATTAACATGCCACGCGAAAAAGAACTGTATCGAGACAATCTCGAAATATTCACCAGAAGAGCATTAGAGCGATTCCCGAACAAATGCATCTTTACTCAAAAAGAAGCTGCTGAGCTTCTCGGGGTGAATGTTAAAGAACTTCGCCGCAGGAACATCAGATTCCCGGTTACCCTGCCAGAGCTCGCGCGAGCTTTTTCATGAAACACAGAAAAGGAGAAAAGAAAATGCAGGAAAAATACATACCCTTATACGAAGACCTCTACACAACATTCGAGCAGGACGATAAAAAGGGTCATATGGTTGCAATCGCAAGACTGGCGGTTGATATCGCGCAAGACATTGTGAACTTCGTGACAGTTACTCCCCTCAGCGCTCCGGCAATTATAACAGCTTGTAAACTCGTCATAAAAACCATCTCCGAGACTCCCGCTATTGCGTCAAAGGAACTCGATGCGTTCACGGACGTTATGCTCGCCGTAGTAGCCCAGAGCTTGACGGTCTATTCGGGCACAAAAGAAAATAAGAGTTTCGAGGAGATGATGAAATGATACTGAAATTTGCGATTCAGACGGTGTTTGAAATTGCCCTCGTCGTACTTATCATCTATGGATTTATTCACGAGGACAAGCTGATAGCTTTTGAAGATTCACTCAAGCGCAGAATCAAAAAGAAAGGAGCTGAACGCCATGTACGAGATAGCGGCAATCGCTCCTGAAGCGTTCAAGATAGCGGATAGGCTCACACTGCTCATGGAAGAGCACGAACCGCCGGTGACGAGGTCGGAATTGGCAGATGCGATAGGCTGCGCTAGATCAACAATCTCGCGTTATTGCGATGGCACAAATTCGGTGGCATTCATCTTCGCGATTCGGATTGCTCGATTTTTCAATGTCTCGCTTGATTATCTCGTGGGACTGACAGATAGCAAGGAGATACCGCAGTGGCAAAAGCCCGGAAAACATAAACACTCAGAGCATTGGCACTTGAAAAACATCTGCAAACGCTGTTATTACCGCCGCGAAATGGTCGGGCTTGCAGGGATAAGCGGATTTGATATCGAGTACGACAACAAAGCTTGTCACTACACATTCGACACAGGCAAGTTCCGCGAGATAGAAGCGACGGACATGGAGTGCCCGTATTTTCGCCCCAAAAGAAGAGAAAGGAAAGTTGTTTCCCCGGCATGGGACAAGATGAAAAGCGATGAAAACATATGACCAATTTTTAGATGACAAGATAGAAGTCGCCAAAGAGAGCGGGTTCGAGATATCGCTCGACGAGATTAACCCGGCACTCAAACCTCACCAGAAGCTCGCCGTTCAATGGGCGGTTAGAGGCGGCAGGCGCGGACTGTTCGAGCGGTTCGGACTCGGCAAGACCGTGCAGGAACTCGAATTTTGCCGCATAGTCACCGAACATGAGGGCGGTCAAGCTCTTATCGTCTTGCCGCTCGGCGTGCGTCAAGAGTTCACCCGTGACGCAAGAGATCTGTTGCATATCCCCGAACCCGTATATGTCACCTGCATGGACGAGGTAAGAGCTTCAGACGCACAAATCCTCATGACCAACTACGAGCGAGTCAGAGACGGAGACATAGACCCCAAATATTTCACGGCGGTCAGTCTCGACGAAGCAGCGGTACTTCGCTCTTATGGCTCAAAAACCTATCAAACTTTTTTCCCGAAGTTCAAGGGAATTAAATATAAGCTTGTGGCGACCGCCACGCCGAGCCCAAACAGGTATAAAGAGCTTATCCATTACGCAGGGTTTCTCGACCTTATGGACACGGGACAGGCACTTACAAGGTTTTTCAAACGCGATTCAACAAAAGCTAACAACTTGCAGCTCTATCCGAGTATGGAGCGTGAATTTTGGCTCTGGGTTGCGTCGTGGGGGCTGTTCCTAAGCTCGCCCGCCGACCTTGGACTCGATGCGACGGGCTACGATTTACCGCCGTTTGAAGTCCGTACACATGTCATAGACGACGACATGGAAAACTTGCCCGCCGACCGTGACGGACAGTTCAAGCTGTTGAGAGATACCGCGACATCGTTATCTGAGGCGGCACGGGAAAAAAGCTCAAGTATAGCCGCGCGAGTAGCGAAAGCGAAAGAGCTGATAGACGAAGCAAGCCCCGACGAGCATTTTATTTTATGGCACGACCTCGAAGCGGAACGTCATGCGATTAAAAAGGCTATTCCCGAAGCTGTCGACATTTACGGCAGTATGGACTATGACGAACGCGAACGCCGCGTTATTGACTTCCAAGAGGGCAAAACAAGGATATTCGCCACAAAGAAGAGCCTTTCCGGCTGCGGGTGCAATTTTCAGAAATATTGCCACCGTGCGATATTCGTCGGTATTGACTACGAGTTCAACGACTTTATTCAGGCAATTCACAGAATACACCGCTTCTTGCAGACCGAAAAGGTGATCATCGACATAATCTATACCCAAGCGGAAGAAGAAATCTGGGAAGCGCTCCGCGAAAAGTGGAAAAGGCACGACGAATTAGCGCAGAAGATGTCCGAAATCATCAAAAAATACGGCTTGTCATCTCCGCATATCGCCGAGCAGCTGAAAAGAAGTAAAGGAGTCAAAAGAGTGGAAATCAAAAGAGAAAGGTTCACAGCCGTGAATAACGACTGCGTTGACGAGACACGAAAAATGCCCTCTGATAGCGTCGGATTGATTCACACGTCAATCCCATTCTCCAATCATTACGAATATACCCCGTCATATAACGACTTCGGTCACAACGCGACAACAGCCCAGTTTTTCAAACAAATGGACTATTTGACCCCTGAACTGCTTCGCGTGTTACAGCCCGGCAGAGTTTGCGCAGTTCATGTCAAAGACCGCGTTCTCTTCGGCAATGTGACGGGCACGGGATTCCCGACAGTTGAACCGTTTCACGCGATGTGCATAAGCCACTACATTAAGCACGGCTTTCAGTATTTCGGCATGATAACGGTCTGTACAGATGTTGTCAGGGAAAACAATCAGACCTACCGTCTCGGCTGGACGGAGCAGTGCAAAGACGGCACGAAAATGGGCGTTGGCTGTCCTGAATATATCTTGCTTTTCCGAAAACTTCCGAGCGATACAACGGACGGATATGCAGATGTCCCCGTCACCAAAAGCAAAGACGACTATACCCGCGCCCAGTGGCAGATTGACGCGAACGGTTATCAGCGGTCAAGCGGGAACCGACTTGTCACCCGCGAGGAACTCAAAGACGCGCCCGTTCGAGTGCTCGAGAGAATGTATCGTCAATATTCCCGCGAAACGGTCTACGACTACGCCGACCACGTAAAACTCGCCAAAGAACTCGATGAAAAGGGACATCTTCCCGCCACTTTCGCAGTGGTCTCGCCCGGCAGCTGGAGCGACGAGATATGGGACGATATCAACCGTATGCGCACACTCAACACAACGCAGAGCAGACGCCGTCAGAATCTTCATGTATGCCCGTTGCAGCTCGATATCGTGGAGCGGGTAATAAACAGATATTCCAACAAAAACGACCTTGTATATGACCCGTTCGGCGGTCTTATGACCGTTCCGTATATGGCGGTTAAAATGGGGCGCAGGGGCTACGGCTGCGAACTTAACCCCAACTATTTCCGCGATGGTGTGGGCTATCTCGAAGCGGCAGAAGCACAGATAGGCGCACCGACGCTATTTGACTTAATGGAGGGAGCTTAACAATGAAATTGACATGTAACACATACGACCTCAAGGCGGCTTGTGCCAAAGCTGCAAGGGTTATTGATAAATCGCCGTCTCCGGCAACGAACGGACTTTTGCTCAAGGCAAAAAATGGAGTTTTGACCGTGACCGGATATAACCTCACAATCGGAATATCCGTAAAAATCCCAGCGATGATAGAGATTCCCGGAGCGATAATTGCGGACGCGAAGATTCTGACAAATGCGGCAGGAAAGCTGCAAAAGGAAAACACGACACTTTTCACCGATGGTGATATTCTCACCGTTCAGAATGGACGCTCGAACCTCAAGGTCAAAGGCATACCTGCGGAGCAGTACCCCGAGCTTCCAACTCCCGAAGACGGCACAACTTGCCGAGTTGACGGAGCGAATCTCGTCAAGCTGATTAAAAAAACCGTGTTCGCCGCCGCAGATGATAAGGGCGTGAGAATGACCGTCTCCGACAACCTCAGACTCTGCGCGACTGACGGGTTCACACTCGCCGAGTCAAGCATACCGTGCGAAGAGGGGACAGCACCGAGCGCAACGGCAACAATTCCGCCAAAGGCACTGCTCGAGCTTTCGGACGCGACCGACGCGGTCGAGATATCCGTCTCAAGCAAACATTTTATAGCGCAGACCCGCGATTATACGCTGTTTTCGCGCCTTATGTCTACCGCGTGGGAAATCGATGTGGACAAGATTATTCCCAAAAACACAGCTTCAGTCAAGACGGATTTTAAAGCCCTCACATCTGCACTCGAAAGAGTTCAGATTCTCGCGAGCACCGAGACACAGCCTGTTAAGATGTCGCTCTCAAGAGATGCCATTGAACTGTCTGTGAGGACGACGATAGGCAGTGCCACCGATTCAGTGACGGGCGAGACCGATTCAGACCTCGCGATAGGAATCAACGCGAGATATCTCGTCGGAGTGCTTAAATCGGCTGAGACTGACAGCTTTCTTGTCAGCTCTCCCGTGTCTCCGTTGGTATTCAAGGACGACTCAAGCACCTATATTTTACTCCCGGTGCGACTGAGGGAAACAGCATGAGATACAACGACGCAGACCAAACACCGCCCGTTCAGACGACGGCGGCACAGGACGAACAAATAAAACAAATGACAGCAACCGATTGTATCAACTACCTATTTCAAATAATGAAGGGAGAAACAAAAAGATGAAGCTCTATGAACTCGACAACGAATACCTCGATTTTATCACAGCTGTCGAAGATGGGACAATCCCGGAGGACGCTATCGAAGATACCCTCGAAATGCTCAACGGCGACTATAAGGACAAGCTGGACAACACCATTTGTGCTATCAAAAATTTGACCGCCGAAGCTAAGATGATAGACGAAGAGATAAAAGCTCTGACGGCGAGAAAAAAAGCAAAAGAAAACTCCGTCGACTATCTTAAAGGCTGCGTGTCTCGCTCTATGCAGTGCAGAGGTGAAACCTCTTTCGAGAGCGCGAGAAACAAGGTCACTTTCCGCAAGTCCGAACGCCTCGTAATCGCAGACGAAGCTGCTTTTGCAGAAAAATATCCCGCATTCGTTACATTTACCCCGAAAATCAGCAAGACCGATGTCAAAACGGCGGTCAAGTCCGGCGAATCGTTTGACGGCGCGGACATTGTGGAAGTTCAAAACATTCAGATCAAGTGAGGTGCAACATGGATAATCTTGAAATTTACAGTAGGGTTTGCGAAGTGCCCGGCAACGCACAGAAGAAAATCGCGGCGGGTCGTCTCAAGGGATTCACAGACATTAACCCGATGTGGCGTATAAAGAAGCTGACCGAGGTATTCGGGGCTTGCGGCATCGGCTGGTATACCGACGATATCAAACATTGGCTCGAGGACGGAGCAGACGGAACAAAGACGGCACATGTCACGCTCAACCTCTATGTTAAGGAAAATGACGAGTGGAGCAAGCCTATCTTCGGCATCGGCGGCGCGTCGTACATATCTAACGAAAAGAGCGGATCGAACGAAAAGAGCAGAGCCTATACCTCCGACGAGTGTTTTAAGATGGCGTACACCGACGCGCTTTCCGTCGCGTGTAAAGCGTTAGGCTTTGGCGCGAATGTCTATTGGGCGGCAGGAAGAAGCAAATACAGCTCTCAGAACACCCAGTCGACACCCGCAGACGAAAAGACAAACCGTGAAGCCGTAAATCTTGCCACGCGCGACTTAATGGGCGAGTTTGCGAAGCTCAGAGGGAAAAGTATAGGCGAAGTAGAAAACGCGCTTATGCGCCAAATTTCAGCCCCTGAGGGCATGTCCCTTGAAACTATATCAGACAGTTTGGCAGAAAGGGCAAAAACTCAGATAGTCGTCTGGCTTAAAGCGGCAAAGGAGCAGTCATGACGATTGAAAAAGCCGACTGGCTCTTTGAGTCCGACGGATTCTATCTCAAGTTCAAGGTCAAAAACCGCGAAGAAGGTCAGCGCATAGTGGCAGAGGTTAAATCTTCGGACAAGCCCTATGAGTTGACCGTCGAGAAGAAAAAACGCAAGCGCAGTCTCGACGCGAACGCCTATTGCTGGGTACTCATCGGAAAACTCGCCGCAAAGCTGCACCTTAGCATGATAGAGATCTATAGAGACGCTATAAAAAACATCGGGGATAACTTTGAGACCATCTGTGTGCAGGACAAGGCGGTTGATAATCTCCGCGACTGGTGGGAGCGCAACGGACTCGGGTGGTTGACCGAAACTTTCCCGTCAAAGATACCCGAATGCACGAATGTACAGCTGTTTTGTGGCTCATCGGCATATGACACGGCACAGATGTCCCGGTTGATTGACAACATTGTGCAAGAGTGTAAAGCGCAGGGCATAGAAACGATGCCCCCCGAAAAACTTGACCGATTAAAGGAGATGTGGAAATGAGGTCGATTCTTCAAGTGGACGAAGATATCTGCTATCTCTGCGGCAGGTCGGGCGCACCTATGGACTGGCACCATTGTTTTGGCGGTTCGGCACGACACGCGAGCGAGGCATATGGCTTGAAAGTCCGCCTATGTCACATGGGTTGCCATATGTACGGCAAGAACGCGGTTCACGACAATCAGGCGGTGATGGACGAGTTGCACCGCGAAGCGCAGAAAAAAGCGATGTCATATTACGGCTGGGATAAAGATGACTTTATCAGGCTTTTCGGAAAAAATTACCTTTAAGGAGTGTAAAAAATGGAGAAATTTGACTGCTTTGCTTATGGCGCGTTGGCTAACGGCTCGAAAGGTTGCAGTGTACTGACCGACTGCGTGTGCAGCTCAGGCGAGTGCCCGTTCTACAAAACCAAAGCGCAAATCAAAGAAGAAAAAGAGCGCACCGAAGCTCGAATAAAAAGGCTCTACGGGACGACTACAAAGAAATTTTTGGAACTCAAAAGGAGTGTTAATAATGCTTATTTCAGTGATTCTTATGGGGAGGTTGACCGCCGACCCCGAACTCAGACAGACTCAGAACGGCACATCTGTTACATCGTTCACGGTAGCAGTCGACCGCCGTTTTCAGAGAGAGCAGACCGACTTTATCAACGTTGTCGCATGGAAACAGACCGCCGAGTTTGTCGAAAAGTATTTCAAAAAAGGTGCAATGATAGCGCTTCGCGGCAGTATTCAGCAGCGCAACTATGAGGACAAAAACGGCAACAAGCGCACCGCATTTGAAGTTATTGCCGACGAAGTCAGCTTCTGCGGGTCAAAAGCGGACAAGCCGCAGACCCCGAACAACGACGACTTCGAGGAAATCCCCATAAGCGACGACTTGCCGTTCTGAGGTAGCGAGATGAACATAGTCGACTTTATACCCAAAGGCAAGGAAAACGCGGTCACGCGGGAAGCACTCTGCATTTATACGGGGCTCGACGACCGAACCGTTCGCAAGCTGATAGAGCTTGCAAGGGACGGCGGAGCGCCTATTCTTTCATCGTCGCATAGCGTTGGATATTGGCTTTCCGACGACATCGTCGAGATTAAAGCTTTCCTCAATGAGACAGACCGCCGTTGCAAGAGCTTGTCACGCAGAGCACAAGGGCTCAGACGCTATGTAGCGGAGCGCGAGGGAAAATATGTCGTTCCCGTACAAGCCCATTTCAGGACGATAAAAAGGAGCTGAGGCAATGGCGGAGCGAAGAATGTTTGCAAAAACGATTATTGACAGCGACGCTTTTCTTGATATGCCGATGAACGCAAGATTGCTATATTACGATTTAGCAATGCGGGCAGACGATGACGGTTTCATAAACTCGCCGAAGAAGATAATGCGATTTGTCGGAGCAAGTATAGACGACCTCAACATACTCGCAATACGCAAGTTTATTATTCCGTTCGATAATGGCGTTGTCGTAATAAAGCACTGGCGGATTCACAATTATATTCGCAAAGACAGATATTCGGAAACAACATATTCCGAGGAAAAATCACTTTTGGAAGTTGACGAAAATCGCGCTTATAGGCTCATAAGCGATGAAAAAAACAGTGAAAAAATGCCAACGGTCAACCAACGGTCAACCAGTGGTCGACCGTTGGTTGACGCAGGTAAGGATAGGTTAGGTAAGGATAGGTTAGGTAAGGATAAAGAGATATCGCCCACGCGCCACAAATACGGCGAATATCAAAATGTCCTACTGTCTGACGAAGACCTTGAAAAGCTCAAAAAAGAGTTTCTTGACTGGTCTGACAGAATCGAACGCCTGAGCGCGTATATGGCAAGCACTGGCAAGAGCTACAAAAACCACCTTGCCACTATCAGAAACTGGGCGCGGCGTGACAGCAAGACCCCGACCGCAGATGTTAAGCCAAAAGGACAAGCTTCATATGACATCTCGGAGTTTGAGCGTCAGAACATGTCAAAGCCGATAGCCTATAAGAAAAAATAATGCAGTGCCCGGACTTTCGTCCGGGCAGAAAGGAAAAATTATGGATTGTAGCAAAACGATAAACTTTCTTTCCGAACTCAAAAGACTTTGTGACTCACGTGATGGGTGCGTGGCTAATGCGGCTAATAAAGAACGATGCCCGATGTTTGGGGTTTGCGAGGACGCGCTCACAAGGATTTGCGCCGAAGATGTTAAAACGGCAATCGAAACTGTGCAAAAATGGAGCGACGAACACCCGAAGAAAACATACGCACAGGACTTTTTTGAGAAATTTCCAGATGCGCCGAGACTTAAATCGTTTAGCGGCGGGTATCCTGAAGCGTGTCGAAAGTCAATATACGACGGAAAGTGCCCGGGGGAAGGATGCGAAAAATGCTGGAACGAGCCAATGAACGATGAAGAAACAAAGGGAGCTTAATAAAATGAAAATTGTTTTAGAAAAAGGCGCCTACAAGCCCTACAAGGCACATCCCGAAGATGCAGGATTTGACCTCATGTCAAGAGAGTGTCAGATAGTCCCAGCGCAGGGAAGCGCGATATTTGACACAGGCGTACATATCGAGATACCGCAGGGATATGTTGGATTTCTCAAGAGCAAGAGCGGACTTAATGTCAAACACGGCATAACAAGCGAGGGCGTTATTGACGCGGGCTATACAGGCAGTATTTGCGTCAAGCTCTACAACAACGCCCTGATTCCCTACCTGGTCAAAAAGGGCGATAAGATATCGCAGCTCGTCATTTTGCCGATTTACAGAGACGAGCTTGAAGTCGTCGATAGTCTCGATGAGACGGCACGCGGCAATAATGGATTCGGCTCGAGCGGGAGGTAAAAATGATGACAGCAAAAAAAGCGTTAGAGCTTCTAAATGATGTAGAATTTTCTGAAAAGTATCAAGGCGTACAAGAATATACAGAAATGCTTATCGTGTGCAAAGAAGCTCTCGATAAGCAGATACCGAAGAAGCCTCAATATGTTGATACAAGATTTAGGCATCACGGAAGAGAAATAAGTGACGGCTCGTCGCTCGATAAATGCTATAAATGTCCTAATTGTAATAGTCATATTTTTCATGTTTTTGATAGTGAAAAATGTTGTAAATATTGCGGGCAGGCTTTAGATTGGAGTGACAACAATGCGTGAGATACTTTTCCGTGGCAAGCGAACAGATAACGGCGAGTGGGTTGAGGGATATTATTATAAAGCTAAGTATTGCAGAACTGATGACGAGCTTTGTGATTATATTACTGTTCCGTACATAGAACAGTGCAACTTGCCGAATTCGCACTATATTGTAAACCCTGAAACCGTAGGACAGTGCATAGGTCTGAAAGATAGAAACGGCATAAATATTTTTGAGGGCGATATAGTAAAGAGAGTTTGGTTCGGCAAAATGAGCATTTATCAAATTGTCTATGACAACGGTCTCGCGAGTTTTATCGGGCAAGCGGGCATAAAATTTACAACATTTGATTATGATTCAACCGAATTTGAGGTTGTCGGCAATATCTACGATAATAAGTTGGAGGATTTTAACAATGGCACTTGCTAAAAGATGTGATAGGTGCGGAAAGTTTTACGTGTGGTATCTCGCGTCCAGTACCGAGAATGAGCATATTAAGAGTGAGTTTATCGAAGACAAACATAACGACAGCTTGGTGTGCAGCGGAGCTAATGCTATTGTGCTTTGCAAAAATAGCCCTATCGGTAAAAGAATAAAGGACATAGCAACCTTAGACTTTTGCCCCGAATGCCTAAAAGCATTTGATGCATTTATGAATCCGCTTAGACAAGAGGTAAAAGACAATGGCTGATGCAGACAGATGTGTTTGTTGCGGTGAGATAGTTCCCGAGGGTCGGCAGGTGTGTCCGTCGTGTACGGCAGCATACATAATGACGAGAGAGATGGGCAACGGAAGAAACCCCGACAGAATAGACGGCTTTCTTGAAACGCTTGGACGGGCGTGCAAGAGGGTTCGGACGAACAGAGAGGAGAGATTTAATGATAAAAATTGAGAATGTTGAAACTTTTGGATGGGAAGCTGCCATCCGTGGAATGAGAAACCCTATGAACTCTTGGGAGAAGAGCGATAGTGTTAAATGCTATGCCAATGCTAATTGTCCGGGAATTTGTAAAAATAATGTGTCTGGAATATGTATCGGCTTTAATGACTTCGACCTTATGACTCGCCTCCGCAATGCTGGCACCGACCATCGTAAGTTCATGAGAATGATTACGGTGTATGTGGATATAACAGCTCCGCTGTATTGGTGGAAGGAGTTTGACACATACAAGGTAGGTACGGTTGCTAATTCATGTTCTACCATGCATAAGATTCATGCGAAGGAATTTACGCTGGACGATTTCAGTCATGAGCATATAGGAGATGTTCCTAATTGTGACCCTATGTACTATGCTGCCCTTGAAGGTGTAATTATGGCTCTCAATGAGGCAAGACATTGTTTTCTTGATACGAAGGACAAAAAATACTGGTGGCAGATGATTCA